GCGCTTCAAGGCCGTGGTGGTTTCGATCCTTCTGGCTTACAGGATCAGATCACAGCTTTGCAAGGCAGGAGCATGCCAGAAGCGTTTGATCCAACTGCTCTACGTGATCGTATGACAGCTTTAGAGGGTCGTGGGATGTTTGATCCCAGCGCTATGATGGGGAGAATTGGTGCATTAGAAGGCCGGGGTGGATTTGACCCGACAGGATTGCAAGAACAAATTACAGCGCTTCAGGATAGAGGCATGCCGCAAGGTTTTGACCCCACTGGATTGCAGGAGCAGATCACGGCGTTACAAGGTCGTCCGATGTTTGATCCTAGCGCTATGCGAGAAAGGATTGGCGCATTAGAAGGTCGTGGGATGTTTGATCCGACTGGCCTGCAAGAACAAATTACAGCGCTTCAAGGGCGCGAGATGTTTGATCCTTCTGCTATGCGGGGAAGAATTTCTGCATTGGAAGGTCGGGAGATGTTTGATCCTTCTGTTTTAAGTAATTACATGACTCGCGAAGGAATGGAAACGGCGATTCAAACTGATCCTAGACTGCGTGGGGCCGCAGGTGAACGTGGTCTTCAGGGCTTAAGAGGAGAAACTGGCTTAGCAGGTGCTAGAGGTGAGAGAGGCTTGCAAGGTCTAAGAGGAATGCAAGGCTTGCGAGGCATGATGGGAGAGCGTGGTCTAGCAGGTGCTAGAGGTGAACGTGGTCTTCAAGGAATCATGGGCCAAAGAGGTCTTCAAGGTTTAAGAGGCCTGCAAGGCCTGCAAGGCATGATGGGCGAACGTGGTTTGCAAGGCATGATGGGTCAAAGAGGGCTTCAAGGTTTGCAAGGTCTGCAAGGCATGATGGGTGAACGTGGCCTGCAAGGTCTGCAAGGCGAAAGAGGCATGCAAGGACTTCGTGGATTACAAGGACTCCAAGGTTTACAGGGAATGATGGGTCAGCAAGGTCTCCAAGGATTACAAGGTGAAATGGGTCTCCAAGGATTGCAGGGACTTCAAGGTCTGCAAGGGCTTCAAGGTTTACAGGGTTTGATGGGCGCACAGGGTCTGCAAGGCGAACGAGGATTCCGTGGACTTCCCGCACGATTTGGGAGATTTGGTTAATGGCCAAAAAAAAGAACTGGATTCCTAAAAACCTTAAAAAAGGAGCCTTACGTAAGACGTTAAAGGTGAAAGAGGGTCAAAACATTCCTTTGTCGAAGCTTAAGAAAGCGGCAGAGGGTGGTGGTAAAACAGCTAGACAAGCTCGGCTTGCGTTAGCATTTCGGAAAATGAATAAACGCAAATAAATGGATGCGGTCGCCATAGCACAGTATGTTTTTAAAAAACTCAACGATTTTGAGAATCAAGCCGTAGATCTCCTAGCAGGCGGAAATATCAAAACCATTGAAGAATATCGATACGTTATGGGTGAGTTATCAATGCTTCGCACCCTACGTCAGGACTTAAGAGAAGCATTGCAAATGCAAGGAGACGACTTCGATGAGTAATCTGGAACTTCCAGATACCGTCGCGAAACACCCGTCCTTAAAGGACGCATACACAGAACCAGAGAATGTAGTACTGGACCCTTCTTTACTGGATAAATCTCTTCTAGAACGTATGCCCGACCCTGCCGGTTGGCGCCTATTGGTGCTGCCTTACATGGGAAAGGGGGTTACCGATGGCGGTATTGTTTTAACGCAGCAAACAGTGGAGCGAGAGAATCTCGCCACCATGGTGGGGTATGTGTTGAAACTTGGCCCCTTGGCTTACCAAGACGATAACAAATTTGCGGGTATCCCTTGGTGTAAAAAGGGCGATTGGGTATTGGTGGGGCGTTATGCAGGCGCTCGATTCTCGTTAGAGGATGGAGAAGAAGTACGCGTCATCAATGACGATGAAGTGATCGGGACAGTTTTAAATCCCGATGACATCAAACCGTTTTAGGAGGGCATCATGGCAGAAGAATCTTTATCGGAAGCTTTGTCCAATCTGAATGATGAGCAGATTGATAAGGCCGCGTTGCCTGAAAACAAACGCGTTGAAGAGGATGTTTCAGAAGAATCAACTTATGTGGAACTGACGGAAGAAGAGGCGGAAAGTCTTGCGCCTGTAACTGACGATTCCATTCAAGAGGATTTTCAACCAAGCGAGGAAGTTCAATCAGCTGCTGACGAATTGTCAGAAGCTGACAAAAATACTCGGTTGGCTCAGAACCGTATTAATCAAGCGGTTAAGCAAGCGAAAGATTTTCAGCGACGTGAATTGCAGGCGCTTCAGTACGCTAAGCAGTTGATGGAGCAAAATCAGAATCTTTCGAATCAGTTGTCCCATAGCCAGAATTCGGCAGTGGAAGATCAACTTAAGGTTCAGCAAAGTTATACCGACGAATTTGAAAATCGTGTAGATGCTCAAGCAGATGCCGCTAAGTCAACTATGCAGAAGGCATATGACAGTGGTGATCAGGAGGCGTTGGTGGAGGCGCAGCAATTGCTGGCGCGTGCTGAAGCTGACCGCAGTTCGCTGAATCAGTACAAGCAACAGTTGGACGATTATAAAAAGAATCTTGAGGTTTATAACGCTCAACAACAGGAATTGGCTCAGCAAGCGCCGCAACCCCAACAGACGCCGCAACAGGCTCAACAACCTGTTTATAGCGAGCCTTCAGACAAGGCGAAAAAGTGGGCAACGGACAACGAATGGTTCGGAACGAATAAGGGTTTAACTAACGTTGCATTCGAAGTTCATCAAGAGTTGGCCCAGAGCGGCATTGACACTGAATCAGACCAATACTATTCTCAACTGGATAATGGGATTAAACAGAAAGTTTCTGAATTAACAAATTCTTTTAATCCTAATACAAACGCAGGAAATGGCAGACAACCCGTCCAGACTGTCGTCTCCACTACGCGCACAACTGGAAATGGACGCAGTCAAAATGATCGTAGGATTGAATTGACTCCAAGTGAACAGCAGTTAGCTCAACGCTTAGGGGTTCCATTCAAGGAATACGCGAAACAGAAAATGAGGTTACAGCAATCATGAGCGAGGAAATTCAAGGAGATGAGAGTACATCCTCGAGTTCGGGTACTGATCGTAGTTCCCGTAGCGATAACACTCGAGAAGATACAACTGCTCGTCGACCATGGAAGCCCCCGCAATTGTTGAATGCTCCTGATGCTCCTCCTGGGATGCGGTATCGATGGATACGTACTCACATCCGTGGAGTAGAGGATCGCACCAACGTTCACATGCGTTTACGTGAAGGTTATGTTCCGGTGAAGCCTGAAGAAGTGGAGGGGTCCGAACTCCCCACCATTATGGAAGGTCAGCATGCAGGGACTGTCGGTGTGGGCGGCTTAATTCTGGCGAAAATTCCAGAAGAAACTGCTCAAGAGCGGAATTCTTATTACAATAAGATGACCGATCAACAAATGAATGCGGTAGACAATGACCTCATGAGGGATGAGCACCCGGCGATGCCGATCAGTAGAGAGCGGAAGACCCAGGTGACTTTTGGTAGTCCTAAGAAAAGTTAGTTCTTAGGACTTTGTTTTGATTGTTGTCTAGGAGGCATAAGCAATGGCTAATAATGACGCTGCTTTTGGTCTTCGCCCAGTGCGTATGATAGGAGGCTCTTATAACTCCAGCGGTCAATCTGAATATCGTATTACCACGTCTACGGCGTCGTATTCGACTAAGATTTACCAAGGAGATGTCGTTACTCAGGCTACAACCGGAGTAGTAACTCGTATTGCACGCGCAGATGGCGGAAGTGCCACAAGCGATATCATTGTGGGTGTTTTTAATGGGTGTTTTTATACAGACCCCACGACCAGCACCCCAACCTGGAGCAATTACTGGCCTGGCAACGCTGCCACAGATGCTGTTGGCTTTTTCATTGACGACCCGATGGTTGTTTTTGAAATACAAGCCGACGCAGCATTTCCTGTGACGGATTTGTGGGGTAATTTCGACATCGTTGACCAATCCACTGTGGGTGATACCACCAGTGGGCGCTCCAACGTGGAACTCGATGTCACTACGGGTGCGACAACGGCGACTTTGCCGATGAAAGCACTTAATATTTCTGGTGATCCAGAGAATTCTGATACGTCAGCAGCAAACACGAACGTGTATGTTGTGATTCAGAATCACCTGTTTGGTCAGAAACAAGTCGGCTTGGCTTAAAGGAGGGTTGAGATATGGCTATTAGTCGCGCACAACTCGCCAAAGAGCTTGAGCCTGGACTCAATGCCCTTTTCGGGATGGAGTACGCTCGGTACGAGAACGAAACTGCGGAGATTTTCGACACAGAAAGTTCTGATCGTGCGTTTGAAGAAGAAGTTCTGATCATTGGTTTTGGTAATGCGGCAGTGAAGACGGAAGGCCAAGGTGTTGATTATGACAGTGCCAACGAAGGCTTTACGGCTCGCTATACGCACGAAACCATTGCATTGGCTTTCGCTCTAACTGAAGAGGCTGTCGAAGACAACCTGTATGACCGCTTGGGCGCTCGTTACACGAAAGCTCTGGCACGTAGCATGGCACACAGCAAGCAAGTTAAAGGTGCTGCTGTACTGAACAATGCGTTTAGTTCCAGCTACACAGGTGGTGATGGCGTTTCTTTGGTGAATACTTCGCATCCGTTGGCGGGAGGTGGGACTCTGTCCAATCGCCCCAGCACGTATGTGGATTTAAATGAAACAGCTCTGGAAAGTGCCTTGATCACGATATCGACCTTTACCGATGATCGAAGCATGATCCTTGCTCTGCAAGGTACGAAGCTTGTTGTTCCTCCGCAATCGCAATTCATTGCCGATAGGCTGATTGAATCTCCTGGCCGCCCAGGTACAGCAGACAATGACATCAATGCAGTGCGGAACATGGGGCTTCTCCCACAGGGTTACACAGTCAATCATTTCCTCACGGATACGGACGCATGGTTCGTCCTGACTGACTGTCCTGATGGTTTGAAGCACTTTGAGAGAACTCCGATTAGCACCTCAATGGAAGGGGATTTCGATACGGGTAATGTTCGATACAAAGCTCGTGAGAGATACTCTTTTGGATGGAGCAATCCGAGAGCTGTCTATGGTTCATCAGGTGGTTGATGTGAAGTGAAAGTGATGGCCTTCGGGCCATCGCTTTATTTCTGGGAAAAACAGCCCTAGCGACTGACCCAGCAGACGCTTACGAAGACTCTAGGGCAAATCCTTTCGTAAGGAGGTAACGAAGTGGCTCAGACTACTTTTTCAGGTCCGGTTCGATCTCTTGGTGGTTTCATCAGTGCAGGCTCGACTAGCTTTGTCAGTTTGACAGCTAATACCACCATTACGGTGGCAGCTCACGCAGGTAAAGTTTTGTTGTGTAATGACGCCGATGGCGTATTCACGTTGCCTAGCATTGTGACAACCACTCCAACTGATCCTACTGACCCAACCCAAACTAATAACTTGGGGATGACCTTTACATTCGTCGTAGTTACGGCTGCAACGGATATGGATATCTCGACAGATGGCACTGACAAGTATGTTGGCGGTGCGTATATCGGGATTGATGACAGTGCGGCAGGCAAGACCTTTATTTCAGGGTCTTCTAACGATGTCATTACTCAAAATGGTTCTACCAAAGGGGGCTTAGCCGGTAGTGTTATTCGCGTAACGGCGATTGCCAGTGCGAAGTATTTTGTCGAAGGACAATTGCTTGGTTCAGGTACGTTGGTTACTCCATTTGCTGACGCATAATTCTGGAGTGAAATAAGATGCCATCACGAATTGTAGGCGCTGATGTAAAAACAGCGACAGCGACAGCGGATGCTGCTCTTGTGGCACATCCTTGTCGGCTACGTGGACTGATTGTAGCGGGTGGATCTTCTGATGGCTCTGTCATTTTTTATGACAATGCCAGTGCAGCTTCTGGAACGGCTATTTTAACGATTGCTGTTAATGCTAATACCAATGAGTCATTAAACATCCCTGATCAAGGGGTGTATGCGTCGAATGGTATTTATGCAGATATCACTAATATAGATCGTGTCACTGTCTTCTTTTGCTAGGAGATTAAATGGCTACATCAGGGTCCAGAGACTTTGAACCAGACGTTGCGGAGTACGTAGAAGAAGCATTCGAGCGTTGTGGTCTTGAGTATCGTACGGGATATGACGGGTATACAGCCCGTCGTTCCCTGAATTTGTTGTTTGCTGATTGGGCCAACCGTGGTCTCAATCAATGGACGATTAATAACACCAATACGGCACTCACTAAGGGGCTGACATACGTTGATCTAGATGCGTATACCATCGACGTGTTGGACGTTGTGTTACGTCGAGCCAATGACGATGGGACGGATCGTGATTATCAGTTGTCACAAATTGGTCGGGCTGAATATTGGAATATTCCGTCGAAATCGACTGAAGCACGTCCAACTCAATGGTTCTTAGATAAGCAAGTTACACCCAGATTGTATTTCTGGCCTGCATCAGAAAATGCGACGGATAAGTTGTATTTGAATCGACTGATTCGTATTGAAGATGCGGATGCAGCGGTCAATAC